TGGTAAAACAGTAGATGAAGGAATTTTTAGATAAGCTTTGGCTTCCTGTATCAATCCATCTTTAACGTAGTGATGAACTTTATATTCATTTCCGCTACCATACACTTCGGTGACGTGTTCATTGAATTCTGAAGTCTGTATTGGAAAATCGTTGAGGTAGTCATAGCGTTGGTTTACGAGCATCAGTACCCAGTGCAGCGTAGGGTCACCGTAGAGTTTTTCAGCTATGATCTCAGGAGTATCTCCGTCTTGAATATCGTACTCGTCATAAAGAGTGATGTTTTCAAGGATAGCTTTTCTCACTCTAACGTTGAGAGTGATGTCTCTAAGTATTTGGAGACTTCTCTCTCCGTCTCCAAACTTATCAAAGTCGTAGTATATTTTTGGAAATTTGGAAAAATACATTACGCAAACCTTTCGATAGCTTCCTTAGTGAGAAGCATGAGTTCTTTAAACGTCATCGTTACTGCTATCTGAGTAGGCATTCCGTTAGGAAACGTAGTAAAGACTCCATTTGGAGTATAGTTAACGTTGAATTCTGTGAGTACGCAAGAAGTGTGTCTATGAATCGCTAAGTTCTCTAGCGCGCCTTTGTAGTAGGTGATGTCAAACTCTGATGGATATATGTAGAGAAAGTTATCAGCTGACTTAAACTCAGGATGCATGTGATACTTAAAAGCTTGAATGATGTCGAGCACATTCTTTGATTCAGACTCTGACTTTGGAGCAAAGAGATACTCAAACGTAAATGTTCTAAAGTCAACGTTCTTAAACGCCTGCTCTTTCTTTGGGTTGACTGCTAAACCAGCTGCAATTCCCATAGCTTCTGTTGGAAGACCGAGAGATCCACCGTTTCGCAAAAGCGTAGCAGTACTCAAACTTTGAACTAAGTCTAATGTTGTTCCACCACTTCTCTTTGCGTTAGCGTCGCCCATGAGAGCTCTACCGATTTCTACTCCACCCTGCACTGCTGCAGCGGCCGCGGCAAATCCAAACGTCTCCTCTTCACTCCATCCAGCAGAATAGCGCACAGACAATTGATTAGGAACATAGAGAGCAATAGCAGCTTGTAATCTCTTTTGAGGCCTAGAGAAAGTAGGAGCTTTAGTTTGACCCGGTGCAGTCTCTTGATTATTGACGTTGCTTGCTATCAAACCTGCAGCAGCAGCCCCTCCCGCCGCTCCAGCTATAGCTCCCTTTGTGCCTTTATCAAATAGAAATTTTCCACCGAGGCCACCGGCAAACGCTCCCGCACCAGCGCTCGCAGCGGCGCCCTGTACTCCAGTCACCTGTTGGCCAACTAGTTCTCCACGCTGATCTCGCTGAACTCCTTCAACAGTTTGAATCTCTCCACCAGGAGTTTTAAGCGCTTTTGAATCAACTGATACGTTTATGTAAAAAACTACTTTATTGTAGCCGTAATCAGCAACGTCCATTAGATCTTCAGGATACGTGTAACCCTTTACGCTGTATTTTTCACTCTCAAATTGAGAACGAAAATACGAACTTGTTGGAACTAGTCTAGAAGCTGAGGCTTCTTGAGATGTTTCTAATCTTTGCATCGTACTATAAATAGAGATAGTTAGGGGTTTACTGTTTATTTATCTTCATGTATCATAAGAGAAAATTCAAGCCAATGTTTCCGGAAAAATATGCAGGAGATCCGACAAATATAATCATGAGATCAAGTTGGGAGACGCGATTTGCGAACTGGTGCGATAGAAATCCAGCTATAGTGAAGTGGTCTTCAGAAGAAACTGTGATACCATATGTGTCGCCACTCGACAATAGAGTTCATCGTTACTTCGTAGACTTTAAAGTGCAGACGAAAAACAAGACGTATTTGGTAGAGATAAAACCATACTCACAGACTCTTCCGCCTACGTCTCAGAGAAAGACTAAGAGATATCTAGAAGAAGCTGCAACTTACGCAGTAAATCAAGTAAAATGGGATTACGCTAAAAGATACGCTAAAGATAGGAACTGGGAATTCTTGGTGTTAACTGAACACGAACTAGGATTAAAGTAATGGCTAACGACTTGTTAAAGCTTTTTGCAAAGTATAAGTACGATAAGTCTATTGAGACTAAGTCGAAGACTTGGTTTCAACAGCAGATTACGCTTCTATCAAAGAAGGCGGTGATGCCTGGAACTTTGTTTAGACAGGAGAAGTTGACTGCATCTGTTCTTCCTGGTAGCATGTACATGTTTTACTATGATCCTAAGCATAAAGAGACTCTTCCCTACTATGATAGGTTTCCGTTAGTGCTTCCATACCAAAAGGATGGAGAAGGATTCACTGGCTTAAACCTACACTATCTCCCTAACTACTATAGAGTTCAGTTGCTTCATAGACTAATGCAGTTCGCCAATAGTCAAACTCTCGATGAAAAGACTAAGATACGATATTCATGGTCTCTTATAAGTGGAGCATCAAAGTTTAAACTAGCGCAGCCTTGTATAAAGAGATATCTAAAAGATCATGTACAATCAGCATTCATCAACGTCAAGCCTGCAGATTGGCATACGGCTATGATGTTACCTACAGAGAGATTCGTTGGCGCTAATAAGATCGATGTATGGGGAGATAATCGTAAATGGGTTCGTTAAATACATTCAAGAGTTTTGTCAATGAAGGCATCGCTAGAAACAGTCACTTTCTAGTAGAACTTAATTTGCCTGCAAGTTTACAATCTGAACCCTTCATAAGCAAGAGAGAAAAGATAATAACTTTCTGTGATCAAGTTCAACTTCCAGGAATTTCATTCGGAACAAATCAAGTAAGATCATACGGAGAATTTTACGAGACTCCCTATGAAAAACTATTCGAGCAAATCACGATGAGTTTCTATGTCGACACAGAGATGGTTGTTAAATCTCTATTTGATTCATGGATGGAACTTATTCAAAATCCAATAACACGAGACTTTAGTTATCTCAACGACTATACGACGGACAGAATAACTATCTACGTTGAAGACACGATGTCGTTCAAAAGATATAAAGTCGACTTATTCAAGTGTTATCCAAAAGCTATAGCTCCAATTCAGTTAGACTATGCAGCTCGTGACATCATGAAATTGTCTGTGACTTTTGTGTATAAGTATTTTAGAACTATGCAAAACAGAATGGACGGTGAAGGACAAACTACTGGCGATGTGCAGATTACAAACTACGGCGCAAACGTAGACGGCATGATGGAAAGCTATTTCGCTGACTTCAACGAATTCCAGAACGACGTTAGTGGAATGGACTTTTTATTCGATGGAGTTAGAACAGCGATGGATGGAATAGAAGGCATACCAGACGCAGTTTTTGGTGATCCACTAGGATGATGAAGGCGATATATCATGAAGATAGACGAGAAGTTAAGTGAAGTGTTTGACATCGAGCCGATGCATAACGCAGAAGTCTTGGACTCCAATGGAGGAGTTGTAGCTCCTATAAATCCAAGCAAGGAAAAGATAGAGACTGACTACGACGCTATACGAGGCAATCTCTACAGCATTCTGAATCAAGGGCAGGAAGCACTAATACATGCGCTAGAAGTGGCTAAGCAGTCGGAGCATCCAAGAGCGTTCGAGGTGGTTGGTAATCTGATGAAGAACTTATCCGATATTAACCATCAGATCATAGACCTACACACTAAGAGGTCTAAGTTAGAAACTAAAGTTGCAGATGAAGCGACAGTCACGAAAACCGTGACTAACAATTCTATATTCGTCGGCAGCACAGCCGACTTGACAAAAATGATTGAAAACATGAAGAGAGGTGAATGATGGCATTACCAGTGATGGCGACTCCAACTTATGAATTAACGATACCTTCAAGCAAGAAGAAAGCAAAATTTCGTCCTTTCCTAGTGAAGGAAGAGAAAGCTCTGCTCATAGCTCAGCAGAGTGAAGATGAGAATGTGATGGTAGACACACTCAAGTCTATAGTCGAAGCTTGTTTATTTGGTAACGTCGACGTTGAAGAACTCGCTATATTTGACTTAGAGTATATTTTCTGTCAGATACGTTCTAGGTCTGTGAGTGAACTCGCAGAAGTGAATTACAAGTGCTTGAATTGCAATGACCCTAAAGGAAAGATCACTATTCCTATAGATCTCTCTAAGATAGAGGTAAAGTTTGAAGAAGGACACGCGTCTGAGATAGACTTATTCGAAGACGTTGGCGTTAAGATGAAGTATCCTTCTATCGACATGATAAAGAAGATTAGCACGATGGATATGACTGACACTGAAGCGGTCTTCAACATCGTGGTAGACAGTATCCACAGCGTTTACAGCAACGATAACGTATACCTGGCTGCAGATCAAACGCGTGAAGAGATTATCAACTTCATCGACAATCTAACGAAGGAACAGTTCGACAAGATCGAGCAGTTCTTCGTGACTATGCCGAAGTTTCAGCACGAGATAGAGTGGGACTGCCCGCACTGCAGATATCATCACAAGACAATCATTCAAGGACTAGACAATTTTTTCTAATTAACTTATATCATTATAGTCTGATAAGCTACTACAAGAACAACTTCGCTCTCATGCAATATCATAAATATACACTATCAGACATTGAGAACATGATCCCATTTGAGCGAGACATATACGTAGCTATGTTGATCGCATACCTTGAAGAGGAAAAACAGAGACTCGAGAGAAAAAATCAATGAAACAAATACTAGACAAACAGCTTGCAACTCTAGAGAAGATCGATAAGAAGCTAGAGCAAGATCGGCTTCTTCAGATAAGTCAGGCTGTTGTTCAAGCTAAAACTGACAAAGACATCAACGAAGATAATGATATCATCGTTGAAAAGCTTGAAGGTATACAGAAGACTCTCGAAAAAGGGCTAGCTTCCAAAGAATCAAACACATTAAACAGCAACGTTATACAACTGTTTAAAGAAGTACAGAAGCAAACAGAGAAGTTTACTACTAGAGATAAAACTCAAACAGAAAAGTCGACTACTAAAGATAGGATGACTATCGAACAATCTGAAAAGATTACTGAAAAGTCGACTGGACTTGATCAATTCAAGACACTCAATGAAAAGATCCAAGATTTTAGAACGGACACTGCTAAAAGTGTCAAGGAGTTCTTTACACTCAAAGGGTTCCTCAATAAAACAGGTATAGTGTCACCTGAAAGCAAAGGAATAGTTGCTACAGCTTTAGCTAAACGAGAAGCTAAGCAACAGTATATCAAAGACAGAATGTCTGTTGATCCAAACTTAGTCAACCTTAAGCAATACGGTGGAGATGAAAAGAAGCTTAGAGCAGACTTAGCGATACAGTTTGATAAACAGCAAAAGATCAAGCGTGAACAGCGCGAATCAGTTGGTAGATCTCAAGAATATCAAAGAGAAGTAGAAGGCCTTCGCGAAAGAGGATACGGCGAAGAACAGATAAAGAGATCTAAAGCATTCAAAAATCTTCAAGCAGAAACAGAAAAACGCCGCGGCATCAGTGAAAGACTAGCTGAGGTAGATCCAAGATATCGTGAAAGCGCGATGCGTGGGTTTGGAGATGATAAGAAAGAAGAACCCATTCGCGATAGGTCTAAAAAAGAAGAGCTTTCTAAAGATAAAGAGTCAAACGTCATACCGTTTTCCGACGAAAATCAATTAGAAGCTTCTCGTCTAGCTCAACGACAGGTAGGCCTACTAGAAAAAATAGAAGAGAACACTCGAGGATTAAGAGACCTTAAAGGCGGTGAAGCTAAATCTGCTCCAGTTGAAGAAGGCGGAGGCGGATCTCTACTCGATATGCTTCCTGGCAGAGGATTCCTAAGAGGAGCTAAAACTCTCGGAGGAAAAATTCTGAGTGGCGGAAAGGCTTTAGCTGGAGGAGCGTTGAGATTCGCTGGATCTCCGCTTGGCATGAAACTCGGCGCTGGTCTCGCAGTCGCCGGTGGTGCCTATACTGCATATAAGGGATGGACCGGAGCTGAAGAAGAAAAACAGCAGCAGTTAGCGCAAATAGATGAACAAGTTAAGTCTGGCCAAATAACAGAACAACAAGCCAATGAACAAAGAGCTGCTCTAGACGAATCCACAGTAGAGAAGAAGGGCGGTGCAGTTGGTGAAGGTACCGGCATGGCCGCTGGCGGAATCGCCGGCGCTAAACTCGGCGCTGCTGCTGGGGCAGCACTAGGATCATTTGTTCCCGTAGTTGGTACAGCGATCGGTGCAGGAGCTGGCGCTCTCATAGGCGGCGCTGCAGGCGCCTTCGGTGGAGCCAAAGCCGGTAAGGTCATTGGTGAGTATGGCGGTAAAGCAGTTAATCTTGGAAAGAGAGCAGTCGGCGCTATCGGAGATAAGATAAGCTCCTTCGTCGGTGGAGTGAAGGATTCTTATAATCGCGGAACAGGTGGAACTCTAGAGTTCCAGAACAAAGACGAAGAAGTTCTCAAGCGCGCTCAAGCTGCAGGCATAGTAAATGAGAAGGGTGAGATCACTAACTCTGAAAAGTACGAAGAGATTAACAAACAAGTTACTAAGGAAGTACTCGCAAAAGATCCCACCGCTAATAGGACAGGCGATCAATTCATAGGAAGTAAGTCATCTATAAAAGAAAGCGAAACTGCTGGTCAAGGCATGGTCACGACAGAGCAGTCTCAAGCTCAGGGTATTACGTCAAAGAAGTCCCTCTTTGGAAGTGAATTCCTTGGAAGCTTAGTGAGCAAAAAGGGTCTTAAAACTGGCGGTTTCTTGGGAACAAGTTCTGAGCAAAAGTCTATAGAGTCTACCACTGATTCTATGATGAGCTCTACAGACAATACGACGAGTAAGTTCACTGAAATACTTGGAGAGAGAATCTCGGGTGGGTTGTTCGGCAAAGACAAGTATAAAGTAAGCACTGGCGATGGAATTGACACTGGCATTTCAAAGACACAGTACAATAAGATACAAGAGTTAGTCGCTAAGGGAGATCCTGAAAGCCAGAAACAAGCGATGGCGATGGTTGAAGACATAAGAAAGAGAAGCGCAGACGCCGCTCAATTTGAAGGTGCTTATGATATATCGAAGTCGCCTGAAGAATTAGTGGGACAACCAACTCCTGTATTAGCTGAAAAGTCGACTTCTCCTAAGAGTTCTATCTTCTCAAACATAGGCGAGAAAATAGGAAGCGCTTTAAGTGGTGATAGGATATTATCAAGCATGGGTCCAGCTGGTTTAGCTGTTAGTGCTGCAAAGAACTTATTTAGCTTTGGCGGAAGCGATAGTGGTAAAGAAGAACAAGGTAAAGCTTTACCAGCTTCATCTTTTAGCGGCGATGATCTGAGACCAAGGATGATTGCGGGCCAGGAATGGACTCCTGGTAAAGCTTTCACTAAAGATCAGATGAAAGAACTTGAAGGAAGAAAAAATCTTACCTACGCAGTCGCTATGCAGTATGAGTTTCAGAAGACTGGAAAGACTGCGCCAATCACCGAATCTGTGTCTCGATCAAATCTGTCGATGGTTAAGCCATCACCCGAGTCTACAACTTCTTCCAGCATAAAGCAAGCGAGTATCATGGAAAGAGAACCTCCTAGAACTCCTCTCTATGATGGATCTAAAAAGAACGCTGACATGGCTGCAGCAACTCAACAGCAACCATCGGCTCCAATAATAGTCAACGCTCCAACGACTAATATGACGAAGTCTACTCAGAATACAACTCTACCTACGCCGATCAGAAACGATGACGGCGCTGTACGAGACTACTTCTCAAAGAGAGCGAACTTCATATAAAACAAAGGGACCTTAAGGTCCCTTTTAGTTTATGCTTCTTGAGCTATTCGCTGGAAGTAACTCATTGCATCGTCATCGTCATCCTCGGCTGGTGCACTCTTAGGCTTTTCAACCTTGACTGCAGTCTTCTTTTGAACTACGACTTCACGAGCAGGCTCTTCTTCCTCTTCAGCCATCTGTGCAGCCGAGCGAGCGGCCGGAGCTTCTGTGGATAGAACAGAAGCTAACTTTCGCGAAAGTTCTTCGTAAGTCTTGAAGTTCTTTGGATCAGCAAATTCACCAAGCCTATATTGAGAATTTACGACTGCTAGAATCTTATTCTCATCTCCACCCAGTACAGGCGTTGGGCTAGCAAAAACACTCTGGTCATAGTTCGGATAACCGTCGACCTTGCGCATGCGAAGCTTAAAGTCCGCACCGTCCCAAAGGTCAAACACGTTTACTGGATCCTCATCCTCAAACGTTGGACGTGCTTTGTCCATGATCTTCTCGAAAATCTTCTTTCCAAACTTGAAGAGGAAGACTTTGCCTTCGTTTTCAGGATGCTTTGGATCGTTGACGATTAGAACGTTAGCGATGTAAGATAGCTTACGCTTTTGTGCACGAGCTTGCTTTCGAGCTGGTGAGTTGTCGTCAGTGGTAGAGTTCCAAAGACGAGTATTGAGTTGTCCCACTGGATCTTCCTGACCGATCGTAGTCAGTGAGTTCTCAATGTACCACTTTCCAGTAGGACCTTGGAATCCGTGACTGAAGATGCGTACCCAAGGAAGCTCATCTCCTTCAGCACGCGGTAGGAACCTAATAGTGGCTGAGGCGTTGCCCGCTTTATCTGGTTCTGGTTTCCAGAAACGATCGTCTTGGTATGACTTGGTTTCCGTTTGAGGATTGGTGATCTTTTCAAACTCCGACGTGATCTTGCCGAAGTCAGAATTCCTCATTTTACGCAGTGTATTGATGTCCATTTACTTTCTCCTTATTTCGTAATGTTGCGACGTATTTGCGTAGTGTTCATCATCTAGATACTCATCACTATCATCATCTAAATCTTCGTCGTACTCGTTTAGAACTCTCATTCCCCTTCCAGGGATGTTCCTCGAGTGCTTGGAATTTCTTTTGTTGCGAGAGGAGTATGACTCCTCTTCAAAGTCTCTCGGTTGACGGAATGTGCGCCCCATGATTTAACTCTCTCACGCTCTCTTTCAAGTTGTCGTATATAGAATATAACTTATATGAATCGTATTTTACAAACTTTTTTATCTTTTTGATAGTTCTAAACTGTGTAGACCATATGAATTGTATGTTGCTCCATCTATCTATATATCCATCATAGTCGTTTAAGATCGACATCGTTTCAATGCCGATGTCATTTCCGACGTAGAGGTTCATGAGGTGAGGTGACCCCTCACTTGAATCAAATGGATTATTCTTACTAGTCTTCTCTATCAAAGCGCAGTCGCGCTTGAAGTTGTACGATACGCTCTCCTTGTTTTTGACCCACTGTTTATGGATCTTTTCCGCTCCACTCTGATCATACATCATCTGTAGATTGTAGTGTGCGAAATTCGCTACGCAGAAGTCAATGAATTCACGAGCAGTCGACTTCTTGCTTGCGAGTCTCTCAAACAGCATTCGATCATTTCTTTTTTCGAACGCTGATCGACTCGCAGATATTCTTCCATTGGCTTCAAAGACGTCGTACTTGTCAGTTGTGAAGTGCAGTTTCAAAGCCATGTAATAACGATATGCTTCGTATCCGTCCATCATTTCCAATCGTCAGGGACGAATCCGCTTTCTCTTAAAACCTCTGCGGACATGCGCTCTTTCCATAGAGCTGCGTCTTCTTCATAGTCGAAGTGTGGGCTCAACTCGTCGTTTTCGTCGAGGTCACTAACCCAAACGTACACTTGATTGTGGTCATCACACAGTAGTTTCATTTGACTTATTCCTTTGAGTGACTGCGTCGTATCTCTCTTTGATTAACTTTATGAGCTTAGGAGCTCTGTAATCGTAGATGTCGGGAAGATCCAGAGTGACGATCTTCTTATTTAGGATAGCCCAACGCTGCATCATATCAGTAACCATCGCTCTATGATACGGTTCTGCGCAAACTATTTCCTGAGCCCACATAAGCAGATTTTCGTCTACTAAGTTAAGTGCGTAGCTCGCTTCAATCCCAGCGCTTCGAGTATTGTAGTTATATGGACCGCGTGATAGCACGTATGCCATAGTTGGAGAGCGAAGTAGGCCTGCAGAGCAAACACAGAGAACTCTACGATAAGTTCCTTGATAATCATTTGATAAGTTTCCTCTAATCTTCATTCCACTTTTCCGTCTGTTGAAAGGACTGTTCTTGGATAGTCTTTTCGTTCCACGCTTTACGTGGATTCATACACATCAAGCAGTTAGCATTACCGCAGTTCATACCTGTAAACTTGTGTAGTCTGTGCGGTTGTTTATCCAATGTATGACCCGAGAAGTATGCCGATTTCGCTTTTAGAAGTTTCTGTCGCTTTTTAATGTGAGTTTCGTCGTCGTGTAGTCGCCTGCTGTGTT